GTTAGAATGGGTTCTCGTCGTTAGAGTCATCGCAGAGAGGATTAGTGTCCTCTGAGAGACGGCAAGTTTCTTTGTCGTAAAGCAGGTTGCAAGCTACGCCTGTCTCACCGCTGAAACGGTTCTTAAGGACACGCAGTGTTGTCCTGTTCTTGTTCTCGATGTCTTGCTGGTTGCGCTCTAAGCCGATGCACATATCGGACAACTGAGCGATAGCCGCCGAGCCTCGTAGTTGTGCTAGGGATGTTGCTGCGCCTTCCTCGTGTCCCTTACCTTCAGGACGCTTGAGGTGACTAACAAGAACAACACCAATCTTAGTCTCTTCAACGAGAGCCCGTAGCTTGGTCATTGTGTTGTCGATCATACGACGCTCGTCGCCATCGCCCATACCAGAAACAATGATAGAGAGGTGATCCAGAACCACGTAGTCTACATCCATAGCCTTAGCCATGTAGCGGATGTGTCCTAGTAGGTTGTCGCTATCTAGGGAACCCCAGTGGTCGTAAAGGTAGAAGCGACCTGAGCCGACTGTCTTTTTGTATGCCTCGTTGTATTTAGCGTCTGGCTCAAAGGGCTCTAGGTGTAGCGGCTTAGACATTTCCAGACCGATAATACCGTTAGCTGTACGCTCGATAGACTCTTCCAAGGCAATATAGCCGAGCTTACGATCAGTAGTCTTGAGAACGTGTAGCGCGATCTCTTTACAAACAGCAGACTTGCCGATGCCAGAGCCAGCACAGAAGGTAACAATCTCACCTTTGCGGAGACCGTGAGTGAGCGAGTTAAGTCCATAGTAAGGATAAGGGATGCTATCGTTTTCTTTAGGGACAGTGAGACGCTCATAAAGCTCAGAGCCATCCACGATGTCATCGGGACGCCATACCTTAGCGTTCCAGAAAGCTTGGATTACTTCTTCTCCTTTGTTGGCTAGAAGCATTTCGTTCGGGTCTTTCATGGACAACCGAGCGATCTTACAAGTACCAGCAGGAAGGATGTGGGCTACACTCTCAGCAGCTTCGCGTCCCGCCTTGTCTTCGTCAAACATAACGATGACCTCATCCCAAGAGGATAGCCATTCTAGTTGCTTCTTAAAGATTGTCTTGGCTGACTGAGCGCCACTAGGTAGCGATACGACTGGCCACTTGTTGCCTTGGAGTTGGCTAACAGTAAGGCAGTCAATCTCACCTTCAGTGATGACCAGCTTCTTGCCACCATTGGGCCAGAGGTTCTGACCGAAGAAATAGTTAGGTGAGCCATTGCAGTGAAAGCTCTTGTCCGCAAAGCGATACTTCTGGGCTACCTGAGTTCCGTCTAGGTTGCGGTAGTTTGCGACGTGACAGGGCTTACCGTTAAGCTCCCCTATTTGATACCCATACTTTACGCATGTGTCTTTATTGATACCCCTTGGGGCAATCTCCATGAACTTTCCGTTTACGAATCCTAGTGGTGATACAGTTTCCATTTTTGTGTGTTGTGTAGTTGTGTCTTGTTTATCTCTGTTCGGTGTAAAGATACCGCAGGAGTAGCACTTGGTGCTTCCGTCAGAGTTATGTGTGAGAGCGTCGCTGCTTCCGCAGTCATCGCAAGGTTGGTGTGTGGCTATCGCCGTTAAATCGTCCATTCGTGTGGTAGCTTTTTCTCGCACCAGAGGAACCCGTGTTTGTCGCACCAGTCCCCGTAGGTGGTCTTGCTCTTTTTGCTTAGTGTGTTTGATGCTCGTTGGAATACAAAGCGGATGTCGAGGTCGGGGTGCGCTTCCCTCACTCGCAGGTGTTTGGTTCGGTCTGACGCTATCCAATAGCCCTTTACCTCCAGTATTATTCCATTTTCTAAAACGAAGTCTGGCGTGTATTTGCAGACCTTCGTGTAATCTAGTTTCATCGACTCGTAAGAGTGGGTAACCCCCGCCGCATTTAAGGCGGAGGCTACTGTCTCTTCGAACTTCGAACGAAACTTAGAACGGCGCGTTGGTCGTTTCCGCTTCATCGGCTACTTCGAAGGCATCACTCAGGGATTCACCGCTACCTACGTAGCCGTCTGCTTCAGCACCAAAGCCGAAGGAGCTATCACCGCCACCATACTCGATAAGGTCGAGCACTTGGACTGCGCGGAGACGCAAGGTGTAACCGAAGCCCTGACTTGGAACGAACCAAGTGTTTACTTCGACTGCCATCTTGAGGGTAGAACCGCTGCCAATCTTAGGCATGTCGATCTTCTTACCTTGGCTATCTACTGCTGTGATAGAGAACTCTAATGTTCCCTTAGACTTGGTATGAACCTTAGCCTTTTGTTTCGCATAGATCTCGTGATCACCTTCATCGTTAATACGGAGAGGTGAAGACGCTGCCATGCGGATCTTCTCTTTACCTTGGCGACTGCACTCGTCTTTGTAAGCGGCATCAAGCTTCGGCTGAATAAGCGCCTCGAAAGCTTTGAAGTCCCCTTCGCTTACGTGGAGCTTACAGCTATAAACGCCATCTTCATCAAACTTAGTGTCTGGTGTATCGATGCGTGGCCATACTGCTTTACCTTTTGGTGTTGTTACTATTTTACTCATTTTTTTGTCTTACTATTACCTGTTATCGGTGGTTGTTACTAATCAGCCAGCAGAATGCTAACTGAAGAAATATGTGCTCTCTTTGATTTTGGAGATGTCAGCAGTGCCATATTCTGGAGGCTCGGGAAGCTCTAACCCTGACTGCTGTTCTAATTGATGTTTCCAATCCCGAAGGAGGTCAACACTAAACGTAGAAATGAATACATCTCTTAAACATTTACTCAGAGCTTCACACCCTGTGGCGTGGGTTCCATAACTGTCGTGGATAAATGCAAAGTCGTATATACCCTCCTCTTCGTTGGCTTTGATGACTGTCTTGTGGAGAGCCGCAGCATCCAGTGAGTGAACAAAGTTCGGGCTTACTCCATTACGCTGGCGTACCTTGGATAACTTATCGTCGTTCTCACGGAAACGAATGTGAGTAGCTGTTCCGCTAATCCAAGTCTTGATGTTCTTACTTGTGAAGTTGAAATACTCTTGGTGGACAGGGAAGCCACTGGGTGTAACCCAAGTAACAGGAAGCTCAGCTTCGGTAAGCAAGGCGGCGCAGTCTTGGAACCACTTCATACATTCCTTTGGTTTCTCTAGGAAGCTCTCAATACCTTTCCATACCGCCTTCGCTAAAATGTGAACAGCGAGATACTTCTCTTTATCGTCAAAAGGTCTAGTCCGTCCTTCACCGTGTATCTGCTCATCATACCACTCAGCGATGTATAGGCGATTGCTGTATTCAGTTAGCCCATACGAGTAACACATGACGGGACGCTTGGTTGTCTTACGGTCAATCCCAAAGGTTACCCAAGCGTTCGCAATAGCGTCTCCCTCGCTTGCTTGTTGCTTCAGGATGATTTCCGCTTGCTTTGCGACCACTCCGTAGATGTCTGCTGGCGTGTCGGTAGGTAACACATTCGTAGCAGTCATCCCGTAAGGGTCACGGGTAAGCATAGAGAGAATCTGGAGGCCGTTATTGGTGGCATCCATATTCACTGGGAGAAAGGTATCTAGCTTACCCGTGTTCTGTAGTGTGGCCCATTCAAAGCACCACGCAAGGAATTGCCAAGGGTCACCCGCTTCTGTCCATAGTAACTCCTTGGTGGGGTTAGCTGCGATGCGGATAGCGTCCTTGGAAAAGTTCTCAGCCCACTCAGCGCGTTGGTCGAGTGTGACTTTATCGTAGCCCCAAGTGTTAGCACCTTGGATGCCTAACCACTTGCGGTCTGTTGCTGTCTTGATACGTTGAGGTCTAGCAAACTTAAGTAACCCACGACACATGTCAGGGCCTTGGATACCTAGGAAAGCAGGGATGTTATAAACACGACCTCGGAAGTCACAATGTGACGGATAGAAGAACCTGCTAACCTTAAGCTTCTCTGCTAAGTAAAGCACCTTAGCCACCAGTAGGCGTCTTGATCGTGTCCCCATGTTACGCTTGTGAACACCAGAGGCCATCGTGCGCCACTGAAGGTTGCTCTTTTTGTTTTCGTGGAAGTCATCGGGAATGTCGGGCATCACCTCGTCATCACGGCTAGGTAGTCCTCCTACCTTCACTGAGTTCTTCCAAGCCCACTGCATGGTCTGGAGAACGTCCTCGTTAATCCTCCAAGGTGTTTGCTGGATAAGATTACAAGCCTCCATAGGCTCGTCGAGTTTGCCCTCGATGCCTCGGAGTAAGTCCATGTTGGTTGACTTAATGAAAGGAAGCTTGGGGAGAGAGGTATCATCTGTCTTATATCCTCCCTCCCATACGTTCTTCCACTCCATTGGTGTATCCACCGTAGGGAGCCAGAAGGGGCTTATGATTTCCTTGTGGTAGTTGAACTCGTCTATCCACTTTAAGGTCTCTGAGGAGGCTGTGACGTAGCGTGTAGGGTTTCTGCGTCCCGTATCTGTAATGAAGCGATACTCAATGATCCCTGTGACGTCCCTAAGGAGTTCTACAAGGTTCAATCCAGATGTGGCTATGTCTCGGCGTGTCCAAGAATGGGTATCTTCCATCAAGCCCTTCTCTACCTCGTGCTTAGTGCTAACACGGATGTGGTTCTTGGTCGCTTGCCAGCCGCGCTTACGGGTAGCCCCGAGAACAATCCCTTCACCTTTTGGGTTGTTACGAACAAGGAACTCCGAGCGTCTCTGGTAGTCGATGACGTTGCCCACCTTGGTGCACAGCGCTGTCATCTTAGAGTTCTTAGTCAGTTGGTCGAGGACAGTGCGGATAACAAGGAACCCAATCTTCTCTGAAGGGATTTCTAAGAGGTCTATCTGCCACCGACTTTTGTTCTTAATTAGACGCCACTTTTCTTTCACCTCATCAATGGCCTTGATATATGAAGGAAGCGCCCCACGTATCAGTCTCTGACCATAAGACGTCTCAGATTCCATGCCACGAGCACGGGCTCCCTCTACCTTGTTACGGTAGCGACCCACGCCTACGGTGGTCATATCGTGGTTGAGTTCGTCTTGTGTGAGCGTGTCCATAGTTGAAGAATTTGTCACCAGTTTGTCACCGCCGCTAGAGCGTTGTCACCTTTACTGGGGATAAGTATTTGTAATTATTGTAGTATTTTCAGTGAGTTGTCTTGAGTCTAGGAAATCCCGTGGATTCAAAATCCCCCGCCAGCAATGGCGTGAGAGTTCGATTCTCTCCTTGGGCACCACTTAAGTCTCTGAATTAAAAGACTTATTCGGTGTTTTGTCAAGTTTACGGAATGTTCTCATTTAGGGTTAGATTCGTCGCCATTTGTCACCAAAGCCACAGTTTGTCACCGATTTGTCACCCATTTATCCTTCTCCATCATTACAAACTGCTCCAAGTAATGCAGATCATCGTAATAAAGAGGGTTGTCCGAGTGTATTGAAGTGAATCCTCCGAATCGTTTGAAGGCGTCAGCGTTAAAAGCAACGGCGACGCGGCAGCGTTCTCCTTGCTCGTTGTCCATGTCTAGTGTGCAGGTGTATTTCATAGTGTATGAGTTATTGGTCTGGAGAATATTCATCGGCAGGAGTTAGCTTCGCCTTTAGCTCGGCTATGTCCTCCTCCATCTTTTTAATGAGAAGCTCCTGTGCTTCACAAGCTTTAGTCATAGCGTTGAGACCGCTTGTGAGCAGTTGGACTTCCGTAGGTTGGAATAGTGTTGGTGCGGATTTCATAGGATTAAGCGTAGGTGTTATTGTTACGTGTTAAGTTTGATGGCATTAAGCGGTTATTGTGTTAAGTTTAATGTATTATAAAATACACAACTCCCGTCATTTTGCTATTTCTCTGCGCCTATCAAGTCCATCTCGATACCCCGCACAAGGTCTTCCCTTAAGAACTCAGCAATCACTTGATCCTTGTGCGCTTCATTAAAATAGCCATCGGCACCCCACTTATCGGCTTGCTTCTCGGATTGCTCCGCCCATTCGTTAATGTATTGAATTAGTTTTTCTGTATTTATGTTTTTCATGGTTTAGGTTTATTTTTGGTGTGATTTAGAGAGCTTGTTGCAGTGCCTCCACAGCGTCAAGCATATTTCTGGGAGATAATTTAGCGTATCGCATGGTCATCTCGTAAGTCTTGTGACCCATCCACTCCTTGACGGTGTAGAGTTCCACCTTGCGCTGCACCAGACGGGAAGCACAGGTGTGTCGAGTAAGGTAGAACACAAACTCTGGGTCGGTTTCGTTGAGTGCCTCCCTGACAAACTTCCAGTTGCTGCGGATGTTTGACTCGGTGAAGCGAGCAAAGGGAAAGGGCTCATCCCGAAGAGCTAAAAAGGCTTCATAGGCTCGGTCGGTGAGCGGTATGGTGCGAGGGTAGCCATTCTTAGTGCGCCTAAGATCTACGATATATTTGTTGAGCCCCTTGTCGAACCTCACGGCGGTTTGTGGTATGTGGCGAGCCTCAATTGGGCGCATCCCCGTATCCATTGACCAGATGAAGAACTCCTTGAACTCGGTGCGACCATCGGCATCTAGAACGTCAAGGATGTCCACCTCTTCTTCTTCTGTGAGGAACCTAAGGCGAGCGTTGTTACCTACCTTTTTACGGGTAATCTTGGGGCGGTTTGTTATGTAGTTACGGTCAGCCCCGAAGTTGATAGCCTTACTGAGCGTTGATAGGCGGCTATTGATTGTAGCGGGAGACAGTTGCCTCTGCTCTAGAGACTTTATGAATCCATCGACAGCTTCGGTCGTGATAGTAACAACAGGCAGGTCGGGGCCGAAGTGTGCCTCTAGCTGTCTCATATTGATAAGCTGGTGCCGCTCGTTCTTAGTGTCACGCCATTCGGCCTGATAGCAAGCCTCCAGCAACTCTCTAAGGTTAATCCCTGTGGCGGTTTGTCCGTGCAGTAGGTCGCTTGTAGGCTGCCCAAGGGTGAGCCGCTTACGCATCGTTGCTTCCCATTCACGTGCTTCTGCGTCCGTTGGAAAGGAACGCCGATAGCGCTCTCCATCGTACATGAAGTCTGCTAGGAATTTATTGCCTTTGATTCTGATGCTCATGGGTATTTCCTCCTAATAACAGAGATGATATGATTGCCTCTTATCTATTTTCAAGGATAAATTTCAAAAAGATACTTTAAAGAATATCAAATACTCCAACGCATTGATCGGAAACGTGCGGCGGTTTCTTTATGCCGCGCTTCTTCCAGAAAGCTTTCCAGCCTTCATCGACAATGCGAATAGTTTCCTTGCGATACTTTTTGTCCATAGTGGCCTCGGTTTCCTCGCGGTTTGTAACGCGCTTGGCGTTGTATAGATTGCGGTAAGCTTTTGGTCGTGCGTGTAGTGGCGTCATAATGTGTGTGTAGTTATTTAATGTTGAGTTGTTTTGCGTATTGAATGAGAGAAACGGAAACGTCAGCAGGCAAGTCTAGTTGTCTTACTGCATACCTGACGGCGGTTTCGTGTGTCCCTTG